GGTTGGGGCAAGGCAGGATGGAGTTCTTTAAGTTCGAGACCGAAAAGGCGATGATTGAGACCGACATAATCGCCCCCATTTGTGCCTACATCCACAAGGACGTCTGGATAGACTTCCCGCCGATCAACTGGTATTCGGACGACATCCAATGCCTTGACATGAACGCAAAAGGTTTGCGACACTTTATAAGTACCGCTTACGTTCACCACGTTGGAAGTGCCACGGTTGGTAGAGATGGAAAGAAATGTATCGAGGATGCAAAACCTTGGATCTTAGAAAATAGGCCAGAACTCGCAGAGCAATGGTTTCCGAAGATAGACTAAAAAACTGGGCTTGGTTTTGCGCCTGGGGCCATATCGGGCCAGAAGTCCGAGACCGCGCCGCCTCTGCTGAGGGCAACTACGAGTCCGATGACGTCTGGGAGGGCCAAGAACCCAGACTTGAACCGGACATGATAGACGGGCAATTACTTGAGAACGCCATTAGGGAATTACCCGAACTATCCCGTCGCGTCCTGAAATACAGGTTTATAATGTATCCATACCACCTGCAACACACTGTGGCTCAGAAATTGCGGATGTCGGTAGATCGTTTGGAAAGTGAACTGATAACTGCGAGGAGGCGGTTACATGACAGACTTCAAAGAGATATTACAAGGCACTCCGGAGTGGCTACAGGCCAGGCTCGGATGTGCGACAGCATCCAAAGCTAACGACTTCTGCGCTGCTGAAACAACGGCGGCTTATCAAAACTACCTGTGGGACTTGGTAAGCGAACGTGAAACACAGACGCCCACAGAAGGATATTCAGACGCCAATATGCAACGAGGAACCGAAATGGAACCCGTTGCCCGCGCCGCATACGAGGCCCACACAGGGACTTTTGTCACCCAGACAGGGTTTTGGCTCCACCCAACGATCCCGTTCTTTGGCGCTTCTCCTGACGGACTGGTCGGAGATGATGGCCTCATCGAGATCAAATGCCCAAAAACCCCAAACCACCTCCGTTACAGAAGCGAAGGCAAGGTCCCAACAAAATACAAGCGACAGATGACCTGCCAGATTTTGTGTACGGGCAGGAAGTGGGTGGACTTTATCAGTTTTGATAATAGAGTCAGGGATTCCAAGCAGCTCTTTATCGTGCGGTTTGAGCCAACCCAAAAGGAACTAGACGATATGCTGAAAAGCGTCCAGAGTTTCTTGGCCGCAGTAGCTAAGGAGTGCGAGTGAATACAGCCCTGGTAGAGGCTTTGGCGCAGGAGATCTATGAGGTTATAGATACCTACGGCGAGCAGATGCCGGTGGCGGCTGTGGTGGGTGTTTTGGAGGCTGTGAAGTATCAATTGATGCGGCGAGCATCTGGGGACGAGGAATGAGGATTTTAGTGACCGGCGGGGCTGGGTTTATCGGCCACCACCTGATAGATGAGCTTTTAGATAACACAGACGCAGAGATTGTCTCGCTCGACAGACTTGATTACTCTGGGAACCTGAATCGTCTGCACAACGTCTTGCAGAACCGCAGCGACAAGCACAGGGTCAAGATCGTTTACCACGACCTAAAGGCTGAGATAAACCCGCACGTTGCCTCCCATATTGGGAGAGTGGATGTCATCTTCCACCTTGCGGCTGGGAGCCATGTAGACCGTTCCATAGACTTCCCGATGGAGTTTGCGCTCGACAACACGATTGGGACGATCAACCTTCTACAGTTTGCCCGCACCCAGGATATACAAAGATTTGTATATTTTTCCACGGACGAGGTGTTTGGCCCGGCTCCACGAGGCGTTTCGTATAAGGAGCATGATCGCTACAACTCCACCAATCCGTACTCTGCTAGCAAAGCTGCCGGAGAAGAATTCTGCGTAGCGTTTGAGAACACCTACGGGCTTCCCATATACATCACGCACACCATGAACGTATTTGGTGAAAGGCAGTCGCCAGAGAAGTTTATTCCGCTTTGCATCAGGAAGGTTCGCAACGAGCAGACAATCACGATCCACGCCGATCCTACTAAAACCAAGGCTGGTAGCAGGCATTACATCCACGCACGAGATGTTGCTTCTGCGATGATATTTCTGCTAAACCGCCCGACAATAAAGACTCTAGATTACGGCGGGGCAAAATGCCCTAAGTTCAACATCGTAGGCAAGGAGGAACTCGACAACCTAAAACTAGCGTACACGATTGCTGAGATTCAAAAAAAGAAACTTAATTACGAGATGGTAGATTTCCACTCATCCAGACCTGGGCATGACTTGAGATACGCCCTGGACGGGACGTTTATGAAGTCCTTGGGATGGGTTCCGCAGATGGATGTTTACGATAGGCTTGAGCAAACCGTCAACTGGAGTTTAGCTAACGAGGAGTGGTTATGAACTGGACTGTATTTGTAGTGGATTGGAATTCTTTGGGGCCGCTGAAGTTTTGGCTATTTATTATGGCTGTAATGCTTTTATCAGGGTGGCTAGAATGGCGTCGTGGCTGATCCTTGTTGTTATGTTTATCTACGGCGCGATAGCTGTAGATTTTGCAATCAAGGGAAACTGGGCCATGACGATTGTGTGGGGTGGTTACTGTGCAAGTAACTGGGGCTTGTATTTACTAAGCAAGGAGGCTTTATGAGTCAGAATGAGTGGGTGTTGCAAAACGCCAAACAGAGGTGGGTCACCGCGATAGATGCTTTGCAAGGCTGCGGGTGTTTCAGGCTTGCGGCTAGGGTGAAGGAGCTACGGGATAGTGGGCATAACATATCCACGATGATCGTAGAGAAAGACGGAAAACGATTTGCAGCTTATAAATTAATTAACGCAGAGGGAAATTAAAGTGGCAACAAAATACTTGGCAAAAGTAGCAAATGGAACCTACACCGACAAAAAAACCGGCAAAGAAAAAACATCTTGGCTGACAATAGGAAAGGTAATTCAAAAAGATGACGGCAGTCTGTCATTGAAGCTAGATTCAATCCCTGTTGCGTTTAACGGATGGGTAAACTTCTTTGACCCGCCAAGCGACAACGAAGCACCGTTTTGAGGTTGGTTATGACAGACCGTGAACTAATGCAGATGGCGTTGGATGCGCTGGAAACTTATGGCTGGAATAAAGCTGGCGCCGCTTGGGATGCTGAAGATGCAAAAAAAGCCCTACGTGACCGACTAGCGCATCCTGAGCCGGATGCCGTGTTAGTCGAGCGTGAGGCGTGTGCGAGGATCGTTGAGGCTGATGCCGATGCTCGTGGTAAAGGCGGCGGCGGATTGGTGCTTTTGAAGGCTGCAAGCAGAATCAGAGCAAGAGGTGAAAAATGACTTCAGACGAAATTATTGTTGAAACCGCACGATTAGGTCACTCCAGCACAAGAGATGCAATTAGGTGGGCTATTCAGCAAGAGCGACAAAACTGTGCAATGGTCTGTGAAGAAGTTATGCAAAGGTATGAATCTGACACCGCATTAAACCCTGACCAAAGCAAGGTTGGCGCAATGTCGGCTGAGTTGTGTGCTTTGTGGATCAGAAAGAGGGGTGAGGAATGAGCATATCAGCAATGAAGCAAGCATTGGAGGCTTTGGCTCTTTTTGCAAGTGATGAGTCTGACGATGGACAAATGGCCATCTCTGCGTATGAAACACTACGCCAAGCCATCGCAGAGGCAGAGAAGCCCGCACACACAGACCATCCATCTAGGCATTGGGATAGGACTTGCCCTGCTTGTGTTTATGAGAGCGAGATATCGCAAAAACGTGTCGATGAAACGGCAAAACGTGAACATGACCTAGTTGGTGCGTGTGTGACTTGTGGTGCGCCTCATGGCTTTTGGCTCTCTGCGCCGCCTACCGATTTCATCAGCCCGTCTGTTGTTAAAGCAATTTCAAAGCGTGAATGGGTTGGGCTGACGGATGGCGAAATGGTTGATTTACTAAAAGAGTGCGAAGGCAGACTTTGGTCTGATGGTTTTCGTGCCATTGAAGCCAAACTAAAGGAGAAAAATTCGTGAGCATTTTCTACGATGTAGATGCCTTTATGAAGGCGGCTGGACACGGGCCAGACCCCAAGAAGGTCTCGCTTTACCTAGATCTGGTGCGGGAAGAGATCGCAGAGTTAGAGCAGGCGATGTCTGACTACCATGCCGCCGAGAACTTACAAGACGAGCAGCTTGCAAAAGCGGATGCGTTGGACGCGATTTGCGACTCAATCTGGGTGCTTATAGGGCTGGCAAGGGTGATGGATTTGCCCGTCGATCAGGGCTGGGATGCGGTCACGATCACAAACTTAAGAAAAGTCGATCCTGAGCTGGGGACTGTGTTGCGGGACGACCACGGAAAAATTAAGAAGCCTCCTGGTTGGCGACAGCCGGATATGTTGAGGATCATCCAGAACTACGATAAACGTGGATAAGGACTTTGTAAGGCGGCTGTTTATCTACAAGCGCGGAGTGTTGTTTTGGCGCAACAGACCGCCGGAGGACTTTAAGCGTGTCAATGCTTATAAGATGTGGAATAAGCGGTACTCAGGCAAACCCGCTGGTTCTCCTACCTCCAAGGGATACATCCGGATAGCGATTTATAAGAAGTATTACTTAGCCCACCGACTTGTGTGGCTCTACCATCACGGCGTATTACCAGAAATGCTGGATCACAAGAACGGGAAAAAGGACGATAATCGACTATCCAATCTAAGGGCCGTAATTTGCTCTCAGAACCTCTGGAACGCTCGCCGCTACTCCCATACCAAGACGAACATAAAGGGCGTCTACGAGCGAAAAAAAGGGGTTTACGAGGCACATATCTGCACGAATGGCAAAAGAACTTATATCGGCCGGTTTACTTCTAAGAAAGCTGCGGCAGGAGCGGTCAGAGCAGCAAGAGAGCTTC